CTTAGCTGGAGTAACCAGCAGCGTTAATGGTCTTTCGCAAATTACTGCTAGCCTAGACCAACGCATTGACACCATGACTGATGAACTACAGCGTATAGATGCGCAAATTAGCTATGCACTAGGTTTAAGTCCGGATTATATTCGCATTGCTCGTAGCGAGCTAAAAGATATAAGGAAAGACTAATGGATGTAATTGAAGTTGTAAATCGTTACGGCTTTCCTATTTTAGCAGCTTTAGGCATGGGTTACCTAGTATACTATGTATGGACTTGGGTTACCCGTGAAATTAAACCAGTGCTTAGTAACGCTAATCAAACACTAGTAAAGCTAATAGACCGAATTCGTGTTTTAGACAATGACTTAATCAGACTACATGAAAAGACCAGAGTAGTCTTACAGCTACGCGGCAGATTAATTGAACTAGAACGCGCATTAGAAGATAAAAAGATCAACGAGGATACCCGTGCTTAAAGTTTCTCGCCCAGACGTAGACTGTGATGAAATCACGGAATTTCCACTAGAAAGCCGTTTTATTAAACTGCCTATAGAAAACTACCTAAAGCTATTAGGTGCTTGGGACACCATGAACAGACCACAGATTGCCTTAATTAATGCAATCAATGATCCTAAGTATAGATTTGTTTGTGCTGCACTTGCCCGCAGATTAGGCAAAACTTATATTGCTAATATTATTGCACAACTAGTAAGCTTAGTACCAAAATGCAATGTATTAATTATTTCACCAAACTATAATTTGAGTTCGATTTCATTTGAACTGCAACGTAAGTTTATACGTCACTTTGACCTAGAAGTAGAGCGTGATAACCTAAAAGACAAAGTTGTAGAATTAAGCAATGGTTCTACAATCCGCATGGGCTCGTTGAGCACAGTGGATTCTACAGTCGGACGCAGCTATCAAATTATCTTATTTGACGAGGCTGCGCTAGGTGACGATGGTGAATCGGCATTTAACGTGCAGCTACGTCCTACACTAGACAGACCTAACTCTAAAGCTATTTTTATCAGCACGCCCCGCGGTCAGCAAAACTGGTTTTCAAAGTTTTATCAACGTGGGTTTAGTGACGACTATCCAGAATGGTGTTCGATAACTGCTGACTACACTGAAAATTCACGAATGGCTGAGTCGGATGTGCAGGAAGCACGCCGATCGATGAGCAAGGCTGAATTTGAGCAAGAGTACTTGGCCAGCTTTAATGTGTTTGAGGGTCAGATTTACAACTTTAATCGCGAGGCTAGCGTTTGTGAATACCAACATCAGGAAGGTTGTGAATACATTGCTGGGTGTGATCCCGGCTATCGCGATGCTACTGCTTTCGTGGTTATTAGTTATAATCCTGTTAGTGACCAGTTTCATATCGTAGATGAGTATTTGCGGAGCGAAGCTACAACAGACAAGCATGCCCAAGCATTTCGTGAGTATGTTGACAAGTGGCAAGTAGAAGTAGTGTTTATTGATAGTGCAGCAGCACAGTTTTCTGGTGACCTTGCCTATACTTACAATATTTCAACTACTAAAGCTAAAAAAGACGTGTTGCCAGGTATTGCTTATGTACAAACCCTAGTAGAAACTGGCAGACTAAAAGTAGCGCCACACTGCACAAATGTGTTAGACGTAATGGATCAGTATCGTTGGGATCGTCGTGAAACTTTAACTCGTGAAAAGCCTGTACATGACAAATATTCACATATGGCTGATGCCATTCGTTATGCACTTTACACCTACACTATCTAGGTCATAAAAAAATTACGTTGACTTGTTGGTGCTTAAGGTGTACAATGGCTATATTATAAAAAATTACTGAGTCTTGGCATGGAAAAATCACAATACTACCTAGAGCTACAACGCGTTTTTGCCAGTGAGTTTAGCTTTTACTTAAAAGCTGCTAACTTTCACTGGAATGTAGAAGGTATGTTGTTTAGCGAACTACATAGTTTGTTTGAGCGCATTTATACTGAAGTATACGAGTCAATTGATACCTATGCTGAAGAACTACGTGCACTACAAATTACTACACCGGCCAGTTTAAGTGCTTTTAGTCAACTAACCTACATCAGCGATGAAAATATGCCTGGTGATTGGAAGTCAATGCTGCAAGAACTGTTAATGGATTCGGACACAATGGCTATGAAGTTTCAGCAGCTATTTATGGTTGCAGAAGAATTTGGCGATCACGGGCTGTCAAACTTCCTAGCAGATCGTCAAGATGCACACAAAAAGCACAGCTGGATGTTACGTGCTAGCTTAAAGTAAATGGCAAAAAATACAAACAAACGTATACCCGTTAAACACGTTAGAGATAAAGCCAAGTCGGCTTATGAAAAGCAAGATCATTGCTATATCTGCAATACAAATCAGGACTTGGAATTACATCACCTGCATAGCGTCACCCTGTTATTAGAAGGCTGGGCACAACGTCGGGGCTATGATATTTCAACTGATGAAGGAATCTTAGCTGTTAGGGACGAGTTTATTAGTGAACATCATAGTGAGTTATACGAGCAGGTTTACACCCTATGTAATCCACATCATATAGCGCTTCATGGTGTGTACGGTAAGACTCCCAAGCCTGGCAGCGAGTCCAAACAAGCGCGTTGGATTGAAATTCAACGTGAAAAAATTGCTGGTGGTGGTCGTGCAGTTCCTAAGCAAAGCTATGGTAGCTTCTTTAGCGAATTTTGTTAGGAAAAGCTATGGGTTGGATTACAAATAGTGTGGACTGGATTCGTGAAAAATTAAATCCAGCACAGGCAAGAATTGCACAGGCTGAGGGTACACATATACCCACAACTTCAAAGATTACCTATCAACAAGCATTTAAGAATCTAGAAGTTGTTAATCGCGGTGTAAACATGGTAGTTAGTGCAGCAAGCTCACTAGACTATGATGTAAAAGATAAACTAAATGAAGGTATTGTTAGTGGTATTAGGCAAAAGCAATTAGTAAACTTGCTTAATTTTAGACCTAATCCCTATCAAAGCGTACAAGAATTTCGTCAGGCCATTTTTACTGACCTGATCTTAGAAGGCAATGTGTTTATACACTTTGATGGTGTATTTATGTATCACTTGCCAGCCCAGTACACAGAAATTTTAACAGATACCAAAACATTTATTCGTGGCTATCGCTACAACGGATATATAGATTTTGAGGAAAAAGACGTATTTCACTTTCGTGACTTAAGCTCACAAAGTATTTATCGTGGTGCTAGTCGCCTAGAGCCAGCACAACACAGCATTGACTTGTTGAACTCAATGCACAAATTTCAAACACAGTTTTTTGACAACGGTGCTACTTTTGGTTTTGTGCTTACCAGCGACAATACCCTATCACAAGTTGCTAAAGAAAAAACTGTACAGTACTGGTTGCAGCGATATAGTAATAAAACCGGCGGTAAGCGTCCAGTTATCTTAGACAGCGGTTTAAAACCACACAGCATTAGTAATAACAGCTACAAAGACCTAGACTTTGATCTGGCAGTTAAAACGCATAATGATTTGCTGTTACAAGTAATTGGTGTTCCACCAATTTTACTAGATGGCGGCAATAACGCTAATATTTCGCCTAACTTGCGTTTGTTCTATTTAGAAACAGTAATGCCAATTATTAGAAAATTTATTAGCGCACTAGAACGTTACTATGGGTATGATGTAGATGCAATTACCAGTAATGTAAGTGCAATGCAGCCAGACTTAAAAGACATTGCTACATATCATCAAACACTAGTAAATGGTGGAATTATTACACCAAATGAAGCTAGAGTAGAGTTGCGATATGCACCAATTACAGGATTTGATGATTTACGTGTTCCTGCTAATATTGCCGGCAGCGCTGTAAATCCAGCACAAGGTGGGCGACCCACCACCGCTCCTAAAGAATAATGAGGAGAGTATATGGTAGATAAAAATAAAGTAATTACCCTCACTAGTACATTTACTAAAAGCAATCTACCTACCAAAGACATAAGCATTGATTCAATTATGATCGAAGGTTACGCAAGTACCATCGATACTGATCGTCAAGGCGATATTGTACCTAGCACAGTGTGGAAAGGCGGTATGCAAAATTACTTGAAAAATCCAGTAATTTTAGCTTATCACGATCACAGTGAGCCTATTGGTAGGATGGTTGATCATAGAGTTGACAGTAAAGGTTTGTGGATTAAAGCCAGAATTTCTGCAGCAGCAGGTGAAGTCTTTAATCTTATCAAAGACGGAGTACTTACTGCGTTTAGTATTGGTTTTCGTATCGCTGATGCGGAATATGATGCAGCCACAGAGCTGTTTGTTGTTAAAGACCTGGAACTACATGAGATTTCAGTAGTGTCCGTACCTGCAAATCAAAATACACTATTTAGTTTGTCTAAATCGTTTAATAGCGACGAGGAAGTTAAATCTTTTAAACTGCAATTTGCGCCTAAGTTGAAATCAGCTAAAGGGCTCGATTCTACTACGGAAGCAAATAGCGACACTACAAAGGAATGGAACATGGATTCTAAAGAATTGGAAAAACTACTTGCTGACACAGCTCGTCAAGCCGCTGCTGAAACAGCAAAAGCTATTGCTGCTGAAACAGCAAAAGCCAATCAAGAAAAAGCCGCACAAGATCGTGCACAAGCTGAACTTGATGCAAAAGTTAAAGCTGCTGTTGCACAAGTGCAAACAGTAGACACAGGTGCTGAGCGCCTACTCACAGAACTCGAAAAGCGCGTTGCTCAACAAGAGCAAACACACAAAGCAGCTCTAGAAGGTCTAGAGGCTTCACTACGTGAAAAAGCTTCTGAACTTGAGGCAATCAACAAGTCACGTATGCAGTTTCAGGACACCAAAGCTGGTGAAATGCCTTATGCAGACAAAGAAAAAGCAGTTTTCCTAGCCAAAATGGCTGGTAAAGGTATTGATAGCACTAGATTTGGCCGTGATATGGTTCAAAAATATGGCCAACACTTACCAAGTGCTACATGGGAACTAGAAGTTTCACTAAACATGGAACAAGAAGTTCGTCGTCGTTTAGTAGTTGCACCATTATTCCGTAATATTGCAATGCAAACTAACGTAATGACAATTCCTGTTAATCCAGAAGCAGGTGTTGCTACTTGGATTACTAATGCACAGTTTGGTACTAGCAACAGTGCCGGTGGTACAACTGCTACTACAACTAGTAACGTTGGTACACCAGGTTCTGGCAGTCCACACCTTATCAAAGAAATCACACTCAACGCATACAAAGTAGCCACAAACGAGTACACAGCTTACGAAGAAGAGGAAGATAGTCTTATCGCTATTATGCCAGTTATTCGTGACGCTATGATTCGTCGTGTTGCTCGTGCAGTTGACCGTGCTTTCTTACGTGGTAGCGGTAGTGGTAGTGATCCAGTTGCTGGACTTGCTTCATATAATAGTGCTGGTACAGCTACTGTTAGTGCTAGTTCAGGTACAGCTACTGTTGCTAACCTACGTACATTACGCCAAGGTCTTGGTGTTTGGGGTCTAGATCCAGCAGATGTAGTTTTCGTTGTTAACAGCAATGTTTACTACAATCTACTTGAGGACACCACATTTCAAACAATGAATCAAGTTGGTCCACAGGCTACATTGCTTACTGGTCAAATTGGTCAGGTTGGTAACTCACCAGTACTAGTTAGTGGCGAGTTTGCTGATGCTGCTTCAGGTGCTTATGCTGCTCTAGCATTTGCTCCTAGTAACTTTATTGTTGGTAATCAACGCGGTCTCCGCATTGATACACAAGAGTTGGTAGAGACACAGCGCCGTGTTATGGTTGCTAGCCTACGTACCGGTATGGTTCGTGTTACTAGTAACTATGGCTCAGCAGTTGCTACACTTAAGTATACAACCTAATTAGTTTTAGTACTAATACTGACAGGGCTGAAA